CGCCATCGGCCATGACGGGGGCAGGCTGCGAGGTGGCTGCCTTGCGCGCGGCCAGCTTGGCCTTGATGTCATCGGTCCGGCTGGCGGCGGGGCCACTGGCTGGCTGACCGTTGGGGATGATCTCGGCCTGGCCCATATGCTTTTCCGTAATGCGCTCGGCTTCGTCCTGATCGAAAATGCCACCGTAACCGAAGGCCAGGCGAGCCGCCTGGATCATGGCCTTATGGCGCAACATACGCCGCGGATGGGTCTGCCAGGGGGCGGTGTTGCGCTGGCATTCGTTTCGGTATTCGGTCACCGCGATTGGCCGGGAGCGGTCCTTGCGATAAATAACGCAGGTACATGATTCCGCGTCTTGCTGAAACTCCATGCCGTCAAACTTCGGGTGATCGTTGATGATGCGCGCCCAACCATCGACCCCGACCACGGGGACAATGCCGTTTTGGCGGTCGGGGAAGGCATAGATTTCCTTTGTCCAAGGGTTAAGGCCGTATTGATTGGCGACAATCATTAGCGCCGTCATTTGCGCGTCGCTGACCTGGCCTTTAAAAGCGGTCTGCTTGAGGGTATCCATCAGTTCCTGGCCGTTTTCGCCCATGTCAAATTGAGCGGCCAGTTTGTTGGTTAGCTTGGCAAGTGCGGTTTGGCGAGTGGCAATGGCTGTCATTGGGCGGTCTCCAGAAGGTGGGAAAGGTCATTGGCCTCGGTATCCAGGGCCTCAAGCTTGTCGTCGACCCGGGCGCAGATGTAGCGCCGCAGGGCGGAGCGGCTGATGCCGCACTTCTCCGCGATAGCCTTGACGGCCTCGCTAAACTCGCCGGTGTAGTCCTTGGCGCGAATGCGCAAGGCGCACAGCTCGTCGAGATGGTCCTGGGTCAGGCTGGCAATCAGGTCTTCTTTCATGACGGCAAGCTGGTCAGCGGTCATGTCGATGCGGATGGGGGTGGTCATGGCTATGCCTCCAGGGCCTTTCCCAGCCGCAGCACGCGCGGGCCAGGGACGGTGGTGGTGAACTCGGCGAGGAACTGCGCCTGAAGCGCCTCAGATACATAAGGCAGCATGCGCTCGGCCAATGCCTTCCAGTCTGTCTTGTCGCTGGCCTTGTTGGCGCGATAGGTCATTACCTCGCGCCCCTGCCAGGTCACCGCCTCGCAGTCGCCGATGGTGGGCAGGAGGTCGTCCCGCATGGCCTGCTTCATCTTCTCCAACCGGGTAATGTCCTGGCTGAGGCCGCTCAATTCGCGCAGCCTTTCAATCAAGGCCGAATCGGCCTCAAGGACCTTGCCCGGCGTATGCCCTGGCCAACGCTGGCGGGCCTCCAGCTCGCTACTCGGGGGCGGAGGGGTGTCCGCGATGACGTAATCGCGCCACCAGCGGGAGGACTCCTCGATGATGTACTCGGCCAACTCCCGGTCATGGTGCAGGTGATAGATGGCAAAGTCGCTATTGCCAAACAGCACCGCCAGGTCCCAATGCGGGCAGCCGGTCAGCAGCATGTACGCCTGGCATTGGATGAGGTAACTGGCCGGGACGGCATCAGTCCCCGGCTCGCCCCAATCATCCCCGCGGCTGGCGGCCAGGGCGTGGGCGGTCTTGCACTCCAAACCCATGTCGGTACGGATCTCGCGCCGATGGCTGGCGATGGATTTGCCTTCTGGGATGACCAGGCGGTCGATATGCCCAAGCAAAGGGGCTTGCGGGTGGCGCAGCATGCCCAGGTAGCGCTGCACGCGGCGACCGGTGCGGTCGCAATATTCGTCAGCGACAAACTGCTCGGCATGGGTGCCGAAGCGGGTCTGAAGGTTGCCGGTGAATGGCTGTGATCTGCCGGATTTCTCGCTCCAGACCTGGAATGGCGTGCGGTAGGAATTGAGGCCAAGAATGGCCCCCAGGTCGGAGCCGCCGAGGCCGGTGAGGCGGTCGGCTGTGAATTGGGCTTGGGTGGTGACGTCGGGCATTGATTCATTCCTCCGGTTTAATTAGTTGCTGGTGCGCTCAGAGATGATGTGGCGTCGTCGCCATTGGCTCGCTCGCAGTTCATGTTTCTGTCTCATTCCATGGCTCGCTCACGCCGGGTGTTTCTGTCGCGATGATTGGCTCGCTTATCCCTCTTGTTTCTGTCTAGAATTCTGGCTCGCTCCGCCCCACTGTTTCTGTCGCTTCGCCTGGCTCGCTCTGCACCGTTGTTTCTGTCAGCATGCGTGGCTCACTCAGGCCCGATGCTTCTATCGGGGTTGGTGGCTCGCTCTCATCGTGTGTTTCTATCAGCGATGGTGGCTCGCTCCCCGTAGGTGTTTCTGTCGCTCCTAGCGGCTCGCTCGGCGAGCATGTTTCTGTCTTGGAAGCTGGCTCGCTCATCCAGAGTGTTTCTATCACGGACATTGGCTCGCTTATCAATCAGTGCAGCGAAACCTTAGCCTCATCATTCAGCGGGCTAATCTGCGGCGGCTCGATAACGTGCGCATGGCCAAGCTGTGAAATGGCAAACGGCTTGGGTGGCGCGGTGTTGAATTCCGTCTCATACCAGCGCTGTTGCAGGTGAGACAGGAACAGCTTGACCGCATAGCGCCGGGCGCGCATGTCAATCTGAGCAGGCGGTAGCATGGGGACACCGTGGCCTGATTCGGCTTTGCAGGATGCCGCAGTCGGGGCCTTGCCTTGCTCAATGCATTCGCGGACCCTCTCAGGGTCGCATTGCCCTGAATACCAAGCGCGGGCATCGGTATCGCTGCCGTAATTCTTCGCGCCAAGGTAGTTTGATGCCTGGTCGCGCATGGTCCCGGCCATGTTGCGCTGCCACTCGAAAACTTTGCGCTCCCGGTAAACCTTGCCGTAGAAGTCGCGTGGATGGCTGGATTGCTTCACAAAGCTGTCGCCAATCTTCCAGGCGATCTTCTTCAGGTCGGCATTCCACGGGCGCTTGGTTTTCTTCTCCCATTTGATGTCCGGGTTCAACCCGGCAAAGTTCCAGATATGCCCGGCAGTCGGGGCCTTGTGAATGTCGATATGCGCCAACAGGCCAGCGGCGAGGATGCCGCCAATACCCACGGTCTGCTCGAAAAACCAGGCCATGGGGTGCATGCTGACGTAGATACCGAGGAGCTTTTCAATCTGAAGCTCCAGCGTTTTGAACTGGGTAAGAGTCCAGTCCAGGGCGTCATGGGGTTCGGCTTGCGTCTCGGCCTTCTTGGCGTCACGGTCCAGTCCCTTGACCTGGTTGTTACAGCGAATGCGCTGGTCCTGCATGGTGTAAAACAGGTCGACCAAAAACCGCGCCTCGTTGTCGGTGATGCCGCCGCCGTTCTGCTTCAAAGCCTGGGTCATGTCGCGGTTCAGTTTGAAGACCGGAGTGATGAGGGCTTCTATTTCAGGGTGCATGGTTACTCTCCAGTAAGGCGGGGCTTGCGCCCCGCGCGGTGCCTATCAGGCGGTTTGTGACATCGGGTTAAAGGACAGGGCCTTGAGGTCATCCGCCGCCTTGAGCCCGTAGCGCATCAATTCCGCGCGCCGGGAGGCCAGATCGCGGGACAACATGATCTGGTTGCGGACGCCAATCGAGAAATTGCGCAACTTCTCGGCGGCAGTCAGCTTCGGATCGCCGTAAATCTCAGACATCATGTTCGCATTTGCCTCCATGAAATCGTTATACGATTGGAGTGCAGGGATGCTGCTGACGTTTTCGGACATGGTTGTTACCTGTGTTGTGATGGTTAATGTTGTCGCTCTAGTATCCAGTTTCGGTCTTTGGATATGGCTCGCTCTTGGAGCTTGTTTCTATCCGCGAGGGTGGCTCGCTCGACGCCCTTGTTTCTATCCGCGGGATTGGCTCGCTCGCATCCCATGTTTCTATCCGATGGTTTGGCTCGCTCCGCTTTCGTGCTTCTATCCAACGAAATGGCTAGCTCCAGTATTGTGTGTTTTTCAAGCCCTATTGCTCGCTCTATCCCGATGTTTCTGTCGCTCATGATGGCTCGCTCAAAGGTTATGTTTCTGTCCCGCGCAGTGGCCCGCTCATGGTCCGCGTTTCTGTCACTTCCCAAGGCCTAATCAATGCCAAACTCCGCCAACAGCGCAGCCCATCCATCGACATCCTCGTCGCCCGTGCGGCGGAGGTACTCAATGAGCGGCAGCCCAGCCAGGATCTCCGCCTTGGCCGCCTCGACCGCTTCGCGCCA